CTCCCACCCTAGTCTGTCAAATCTATCAGATCCCCATCCTCCTCCGGGTCCTCCGGGTCCTCCTCTGCATCCGACACGCATGGCACCCCCAGTCTCTTGAACTCCACAATCTTGAACCGCCGCAAGATGGGCTCCAAGTCGCTGGCATCCGTCCAGATATCCCGGGGATGATAGTTCGAAGTCACGATCAATTTCCTCGGCCGAATCTTCCTGGTTGAACCCTTCAGTTCCCCTAGGAACGGGTACCGGTCCGACCAGATCTTCATATGGTGAACCAAAACCGAGTGCTTCTGGTCGAAGTCCTCCAAAAGACAAACCTGTTGGTCGGTGTAACCGTCCCACCATTTGTTGCAGTTCTTTAGATACGCATCAGGGTTTTCAGTACGGGCCTTGCGGCTTTTGCCCGTACCTGATGCGCCCCAGTACCAGAGCATCTGTTCCTCCGTGTCAACCAGCTGGCGCGACGTCATCTTGTCATCAAAGATCCGCTTCAACGTAGAGTAATGGCGGATCCTCAGGTCAGGGTCAATGTCCTCAAGGTTCCCAGCGGCCGCATGGTCCCACGCTTGGGCATATCTCTCCTTCTCAAGACGACCCTTGTCCTTGTTGGAGATGGGTCTGGTGCCCCACTCCTTGAAGTTGTCCTCCTTGCTGCAGTATGCCACGTTCTGGACAGCCGACCCTTTAGCGGGCTCTATGTGCGAGCGCGCTGACACCGCGTTCTTGACGGTGTTGAACCTGACCGGGTTCTTGTACACGAGGTAACCCTGGAGATGAGGCGTGCCTGACTCTCCGGTCTCCTTGCCAATGATGGCGTACTTGAAGACATCAGCATTGTCCACAGTCTCATAAATGACGGCCAGTTCTTGGTCCGTGTAGTTGTTGAGGGTGAAGCACCAGGTGCGGACTTTGTTACCGTTGTTGGAGGCGATGCGGGGCATGTTTACTTGTTCAGAAAAAGAAATAATGATTGATTTTGTCCATTTATTGTGCCAAAATCTGATTGGGCGTTGAAATGCCGTTACCGCCAACGGCACTGATCTGCTCTCTCATTGGCGGAAAGCGAGCCCCGGATCACCCGGATCCGGAGCGCTCCATCCGGATCATCCGGATCGACGTGCGCGACGACGAGCACCCCCCGCGACGAGCGGCACCCCGCCAACAGAGCCGGTGGCGAAGCCCAGCGGCGACCTAACTAAAGCGATAGCCGTTCCGGGACGGAAACGGCTATAAGCGAGTATAAAGTTCACTACGCCATAAAAAGAACCCAAAATAAAGATAGACCAGCGGGAGCGCGCAGCGCGGACGCCCCTCTAGTTCTCTTCTTCTACAACACCCGGATCCGTATACTCCACAACGTATGTAAGCCTGATGTCAAAGCGGTATGCTGACATGACGTTACCGTCCTTACTGAGTGCTCCTACATGGAGATACCCGTTCTGTGCTGGGTTTGCCCCTTGCACAGTTGCCGTGTTGGCATTTGTGGGTGCGTCCAAGTACTGCTTGGGAGTCATACTCCCCCTTAGATGGTACCGCGCATAAGGTGCACCAGAGGTCATCTTGTAGCGGACATTCCGTTTGCCCCCGGATGCTTCCCGGATGACGTTTTTATCCACACTCTGGATTTGTTTGGGGATGAGATCATCAGAAACTTCATATGCTACGATACCTGGGTTGTGCAAGATGTCATGGTGGTTGCTGTCTGACACTGCGTGCGTTTCTCCCGTTGCTGTGCCTCCCGATACGACTTGGATCGAGTTGTGGGCCCGCATGGGCGAGAATGTAATGGACCAACTTGTCCTGACGACCCTGTAGACTCCGTACAGGGCGGCCCACTTGTCGTGGTATGCTGGCTGGTGTCCGAGCCCGGAGACGTCCGGGTCGAAGATGCTGTTGAGGGAGAACGAGTGCCATGTTGCCCCTGCTCCTGGCGTGATTGTCTTCGTGTCCGCGTAGACCAGAGCCGTCCGAATCTTGTGTTGCAACAAACGATTATACATGACCATTCTGGGCCCTCGGCGTTTACGGCCCCGCTTTCTTGCGGGAGTACGACTTTTTTTAATCGTTGTAACAGTAACGCTGCGCCCATTTTTCTTGATGGATCTCTTGACACGTCTGCGGGAAGAGCTGCGTTTGCGCACTATTCCCA